CAGATACAACAGTTACAGGTTTTACCACAGCAGTTGGCGGTGGTTACGGAAAAGGAAATGCAGCAGGCGCAGGTGGTTCTGGAGGCTCAGGCGGCGGTGCTACTGGTGAAACTAGCGGAACAGTTTACAGCGGAGGTTCTGCAACATCTGGTCAAGGTTTTGCAGGCGGTAATGGTGGTTTTCGTTACAATCAAGGCGGTGGCGGTGGTGCTGGAGCCGTTGGTGGTAACTACACAAGTGGAAATCCTGGAGCAGGCGGTAATGGCGGAGCAGGAACAAATACGTATTCAGCGTGGGCAACAGTTACTAGCACAGGTGTAAGCGGTTACTACGCAGGTGGTGGTGGTGGTTCATCTATTGGAACAAAAGGCAATGGCGGAGCAGGCGGCGGCACAGCTGCTACTCAAGGTTCAAGTGCTGCAAATGCAACAGCCAACACAGGCTCAGGCGGCGGTGGAACAATGGAAAATGTTGGGGGACTTTACAAAGGCGGTAATGGCGGTTCGGGTCTTGTCATGGTGAGGTACGCAAAATGAGTCATTGGGCTGAAATAAACGAAGATAATTTAGTTATTCGTGTTCTTGTTGGTGACAATAATGAACCAGATGAAGGTCAATCATTCATGGAATCGCTCGGTGGTACCTGGATTAAAACTTCTTACAATGGGACAATTCGTAAAAACTTTGCCTCTATTGGATTTACTTATGATGCAGCTCGTGATGCTTTTATTGCTCCAGAACCAGAGGATGCAACAGGATTTGATGAAGAAACTTGTCGATGGATAGTTCCAAAGGTTGATCGTGAAGCCGATACTCTGTAAGGCAGGGCAACAACTTCGTGAACAAATCGATGATGCCTTTCCAGATAGAGATCGTAAGTCGGATGGTTGGATAGGCGATGCCGCACACTCCAATCGTAAGAGTGACCACAATCCCGATCCGTCTAACGGAATCGTCAGGGCTATTGATGTGGATAAGGACTTCGACTCACGCCCCAGCACAGGTGCTTATCTTGCCGACCAAATACGCCTATGCGCCAAGAAGGACAAACGGATTGCATATGTCATCTACGCAGGAAAGATTGCATCCAGAAAATCGTTATGGCGTTTTATCAAATATAAGGGAATCAATTCTCATCACGCTCATATCCATATTAGTTTTACTAAAGAAGGCGACCAAAACGGTAGCTGGTTCGATATACCGATGCTAGGAATAAACAGATGAAACTATCAAAGAACACAAAGAATGCAATCAAGTCATATCTCAAGGCTGTAGCAGTATCAGCAATTACTTTGGGACTTGCATTAGTTGCAGACATACGTCCGGAATATGCAGTCCTTGCTTCTGCGTTAGTAGCTCCTGTTGTCAAGTACCTTGACCCTACAGACGAGCAAATCGCATAATGAACGCCCTTAACTGGGCGGCTCTAGCAGTTGCAGTTATCTCTATCGTTACTGGCTTTGCAGGATCAGTCCGCTGGCTAGTCAAGCATTACTTGAATGAACTAAAACCTAATGGTGGTTCATCAATGAATGACAGATTGAATCGACTTGAAGGGCGTGTCGAAACAATCATTTCTTTATTGGAGAGGTGACAATTTAGTCATGGCAAGAAAAGCAACTAAGAAGCTAGTGGATGAAGGCTATTCCAAACTAGACGCATGGGCAATCGGAATACACGAGATGTACCGTGCATTACGCCGCGCAGGCTTCGATGTTGATTTGGCACTTGGCATAATTACAGAGAAAAACGCGTATCCGGACTGGATACTACCTGATCCAATTAACCCTAATATCCCAGAGCCAGACTGGTATGACGATGAGGATGAATGAAAAGAACTGTTGTAGTTCCAGACTTACAAGTTCCCTATCACGATCCAGTAGCAGTAAAAAATGTTGCAGCGTATATTAAAGCTGTACGCCCCGATTCTGTCGTCACTCTCGGTGATGAAATCGACCTACCACAGATTTCCCGATGGACAGAAAACACTCCAGGATGGTACGAACAAACACTAGCTGCTGACAGAGATGAAGCAGTCGAAGTTCTTTGGTCATTGGTTGAACACACCAAAGATGCTCACATGATTCGTAGCAATCACACAGACCGTCTTTACAATGTCATCATGAAAAAGATTCCAGCCTTTTTAGCATTGCCTGAGTTGCGCTTTGAGAAGTTTATGAAGCTTGATGAACTAGGCATTACCTATCACAAGAAGCCCTACTCGGTCGCTAGAGGCATTATTGCCCTACATGGTGATGAACAGTCCGTCAAGCCGACACCTGGTCTTACAGCCCTTGAGGCGGCTCGTAGGCATGGTATTAGCGTTATATGTGGACACACTCACAGAGCAGGTCAATCAGCCTTCACAGAGGCTTCTGGGGGCAAAATAGGGCGTATCCTGAGAGGCTGGGAAGGTGGGCATCTTATGGATGTCCGACAGGCTCATTACACTAAAGGCACAATGAACTGGCAACAAGCGTTCATCGTTATCGAGGAAATCGGTACGAATGTGCAGGTCAGCATCATTAACCTAGAGAAGGACGGTACTTTCGTTGTGTCAGGTAAGAGATACGGGCGCGCTCGGTAACGATGTCCTACGGGATATTGATGACCAGATGGATGACTCAGAATTGTTACCATTTCGTTATCTAAATCAACAGGGTAAATCCCACTAGCTGTGCGACACTTTTCCTGTTCCCGAAATACGGGGCAAGAAAGGGCTATATGAATTCTTTAACAATCCTTACAGTTGTTGGACTTTGCTTAGCAAATTACTTCACATTTAGATGGGGTCAGGAAACTGGCTACGATCAAGGGCTAGTCGATGGTCGCAAGGCCGTACGCAAGTATTACGAGCAGGTGGGTAAGTGAAAGCAACTGAGGCACTTATCAATGCAATCGACATCATGCAAGATCGTGGCAAGGTCTACGGTCATCCGAAAATCAATCAAGGTCGCATCGCTGCACGGTTATCCTGTTTACTTGATTACCCAATCACAGACGCACAAGCTGCTCTTGCAATGGTCGAAGTCAAGCTCGCAAGAATCACAGAAACACCAGGACACACAGATTCTTACATCGATGCAATAGCCTATTTGGCAATAGCAATCCAATTACAAACAGAGGCGGATGAACTTTATGTTTAATTTAGAAAACTATGAAACGGTAGACGAAAGACTAGAGAAGTTTTGGGAGAAGTATCCAGATGGACGAATTGCAACCGAACTGGTTAGTGCGCAAGAAGGACGATATATTGTACAGGCGTTCATTTATAAGACTTATGCCGATCCTGTCGCGTTCGCCACTGGACTCGCTGAGGAGACGATTTCTACTCGCGGTGTTAATGCAACTAGCGCATGCGAAAACGCGGAGAGCAGTGCGATTGGGAGAGCGTTACATACAGGCGGGATTAGCAAACACAGTGAAGGAAAGCCAAGACCATCGAGAGAGGAAATGGTTAAGGTCACAAGAGGAAAGCTCGCAGACAAACCGAAAGAATATATCCCTGTCGTGAATGAAGCTGATCCCTGGACTATTAAGACTGTTGCAGCACCTACTACATCAGCAGAAGCAGTCGCTGTTGTGAAGGACATTATAGGCGGCACAACTGACAAGGATGTTCCACGCTGTCCTCATGGTGAAATGCATTGGGCTCATGGAATGACTAAGGCGAATAAGCCTTGGGGTCATTTCAAGTGCATGGCTGCTGCTACAGGTGAAATGAATCGATGCCCTAAAGGCGAAGATGTAATTTGGTATGAGATAAGTCCGGAAGGCAATTGGCGACCACAGAAGGTAAGGGCATAACTATGGGCGAAATGGTAATCTTTGATGATGGCACAGCAACCATCATGGGCGGAGAGCTCACAGAACCGCAGGATATTGTTATCTATTGCGATCTTTGCAATGAACCTGTGGCTATTACTCCAGAGGCTAATGACCAGGTATTTGTTACCTGTTTAAGATGTCATGCAGTTAGCCATATTGCACTTAAAACATCGAAAGAAGCAGATGCCGAGCCAACACAGGAAACATAGAGGTTATGCGACCGAACGCATAGTCGCCATGTACTTGCAGCAATGGTGGCACGCAGCTAGTGTCGGTCGTGGTCAAGGCGAGGACATTCTCAATGTTCCGTTCGACATCGAGATTAAGGCTCGTAACTCACTTGACATCAAAGGGACACTACGCCAGATCAAGGCACGCACGGACAAGTCAGGGAAACTTGGCTTTGCGTGTTTCAGACTTAATGGTCAAGGGGAAGCATCAGTCGGTGAGTTCGTCTGTATGTTGTCATTAGTCGATCTGGTGCAGTTATTACGCAAAGCAGGTTATACAAAGATTCCAGTAGATATTGACTGGGAGAAGTCCATGATCAGATGTACTGATTGTGGTAATTGGAAAGTAAAGCATTGGGAGTGTAAAGCCTGTGGGAAAGAAGAAGCCGATAATGCCAATGTATGAATATCGTTGCCCTATTTGCAATACTCAAATGGAGCTTGAATTATCTATGGATCATGACTTGGTTAGGTGCACAGATTGTGGTGCACAAGCTAATCGCATCTATTCAGTGCCTGGCATAGTGTTTAAGGGAAAGGGCTTCTATACAAATGACAAGAATAAGTGATGAAGATTGCCCATGTTTCTATTTTGCTACATGTCCAGATGAAGGAGCACATTTAGAGAATTAAGAAACGCCGTTGTGACCAGCACTTATAGAAATGGATTTGACATGACCAGTACACTCAGAGGGCTAGAGCACATCAGGTGCTCAGAGCGAACCGCTAAGCGGACAGTTCGCTCGGTAGCAATCGTGTTAGGGGCAGCTCTATGCTTCAACATGGTTTCAGCTGCAAGTGCGACAAACGATCCTAATAAACGCATAACATCAAAAGAGTATGCTAAAGGACAATTAACAGTTAAGAATTACAAATGTATAGCTGTTCTATATGGCAAAGAATCAGCATGGAAGTGGAAAGCGGTAGGCAACATAGGTGGTACACAACAGGTGTATGGGATACCACAAGGCAAGAGTG